TTTAAAAAGCGTTTATTATAGTTTAGACATTAAGTCTTTCATCCTACTAAATTGAGGGTTTTCATAAACTTTTGATTCCAATAGTTTACTTCCACCACTAGTAGGTGATTTAGTAATTTTTTGCTCAACCGACTCAGAAATTGTTTTTGTGTTTTTACTCACTTCCTGAGAAAGTTCTTCTTTGATTACCTTATACAACCCTTTAGAATTTTTTAATGAGTTAACCCCATCAAATCGTTTTAAAATGTTGATTTTTTCGTGCTTGGTAGTTGAATGTTCAGTAAATAGACGTGTCACGTAAGCTAAGTTTGAATTAAACACACCTACTTCATTCAGTTTATCTCTAAAAGTTGTCAAAGCTTTCTTATAGTCAGAATTTTTAACTTTTAAAGTATCTACCTCTTCTTTAAGAAGATTGTAGGACTTTCTTATACGACTTTCCCCAAGGTTACGATTGTTACTGATAGCTTTTCTTTGACCAGAAGGTTTGTGTTTACCACCAGACTCTCTTCCGAACCCTAAAGTTCTTGAAGCTTCTTTCATTTCACCTTCATAATCTTTATAATGACCACCTTTAACACCAGCTTTCTTTTCAACACCTCCTACATCCTTACGTCTGTATTCATGTTTCTTAGAACCCCAGTCATCACCTTCTTCCATCTCACCTTTTTTTGCTCCTCCTTCTTCCAAATCATCAGTTTCCGTATCACGGTCCTTTAATGCTTTTTCAGATTCAGGTGCGTCAACACCTTCCACATCATCTTCGGATAGCTCAATTTCATAAACAACTTCTTCCATATCTCCCATTTCATCCATATCTTCCATTTCAGTCATGTCTTTAGTTTCATCCATGTCTTCCATTTCATCCATGTATTTAGTTTCTTTAATTGGTTTTCTCATTGTTTTTGATTTTTTACTTTCTTCTAATTTAATGATGTATTCAGCATCTGTAGTAGTATCGGTTAATGCGATTTCGTCGTTATCCTGTTGGATAATAATTCCATCTTCATCTCCCATTGCTTTAAAAACTTTTAATACTTCTTCATCGGATGCTAATGTTAAATCTAGAGGTGGCAGTTCAGGTAACATTACGTCGTCTGTCTCGTCCTCAATACTAAGTTCAATGTCATCAGGCATATCTAACTCTAATCCGGGTTCATCACCCATCATATCATCTTCAATATCTAAAACATCAACTTCTTCTTCTTCTTCTTGCTCCTTAAGGTAATCGTCTTCATTTAACGATTCTTTTACTAGTTCGTGAATTTCTTCCTTCATTGTCGAAGAAAGTATTTCTTTTGCATTAGACTTCATAGTTTCTTCCAACTGTTCCGCCTCGAGCAACGCTTTTTCTAAAATTGATTCGCTCACGTTTTTTTATTTTTTTTTACGTTTATTATTATTATACTACATCGCACAATACGAGTAGTTTTATAATAAATATAATCCTATTGTAAAAAATCCTTATTTCTGGGTTTTTATTGGTAATTTATCTATTTAAGAAATTGTCCAGTTTGGACATCATAGATAATGATTTGTTTACTGTTCCGGTTTTTGACGACTCAACCATGTCTGTAGGCTCGTCAACACTATCCGCCTTCTCATCTTCTTTAAATAGGTATGACCCTGGTGTGGATGGTGAGGACACCAAATCAAAGCATATTAATTCAAAGTCTTCTTGCACTTCATTGTATTCACCATTTTTAGTTAGGGAACCAACACCTCTAGAAGAAATACCTAAAGTGACCCCTTGTCTTAATAAATTAGCTGCCATATCACCAACACATGATATCACACCTTCTTTTAAATAACCAGGAGAAGTGAGTAATTTAAGTTTCCCAATTAATCTATTTCCGTCCCACCAAGTCTCAGTAATTATGTGAGAAGCTCTATCTAAGTCTATAAGTGAAGATTCTGGATGGTTAAGTTCTGAAATTGCACCACCTCTTTTTATAACTTCCTGATACCTTTCGTTTTCCCTTCTTAAGATTGTTTCTGGGTATATCCGACCATTTCTATTTGGTGTGTTGTATTTTTGAAGTATTGCGTTCATGTATATTTCACCACCAAAACTATCCGAGGTCATTTCTTTTAATATACCTTTGTTCTCTTCAGGTGAAAGATACCCATCATGTTCAACTAATATACCATGACCAATCTCTCTTGCTTCTAATACTCTCATAATATTCTTTTTAAATAAATAGTGGTTGTGGTTAAAAAAACTTATGTTAGTTTTTTGATTTATGGAATTTGAATGTTTGTGAAGATAACAAAGTTTTATTTATAATTTTGTTGGTGATTTTAGTTATGGATTCTGATATACAGGGTACTTTAATATCTTTATGTTTTAAGTCCTTAAGGAATAGTGTTACTTCACACCTTAAAAAACTCCTTTTACCTTTTTTGATACCACTGGCTCTTAAATCTAAATCTATTATAGTTTTTACTTTAAAAGGTGTTTCACATAACTCATCATATACAGCATGTTTAATATCGTTCTTAACTTTTTTAATTGGTCGTTCCCAGTTAAGTAATTCTTCTTGTGGTTCTGCCCAAGATGATAGATTTAGGTATATTGATTTTAAAGATGATACGTCTACGGTACCATAAGATGTCTTAAATACATCTGAAATTTTAGTGTTAATCTCACGTCCTTGTTTTATCATGTTAATATTTTTTATATAAGTTAAATATAAAAAATAGAGACGTTTAGTTCAAGTCCTCTAGGAGACTCCTAACCCTAATGTAGGATTTTTTACTAGTATTTAGTTCACGAATTTCATTCTTAACCTCAACTAACTTAACTGATAAATTATCATCTTTAGATTCTTTTAACATTTCACCAATCTTATTTAACGTTATTTCCTTAACATTATTAAATTCAGAACTTAGACTATCTTCTGTCATAAGTAATGTATTTTTTAAAATAATTTGTTGGTTTTCGGTTAATTCCCCATTGTAAGCCTCTCCATAATTTTTAGATAGTACGTGAGAAAGAATTTTAGGGTTTTTTATTTTTGATGCAACTTTTTTGGCCTTTAAAGTGTTTTCACTTAAAAACTTTTTTGATTTACTAATTTTTTCTAGCTCAATAATAGAGTCATTAAAAACAACGTTATCTATATTTTCATATATTTTATTAGATTTTTTTATACAAAGTTCTTTTCTATCTAAAATAATCTTATTTAATATAGGGGTAACTTTATTTAATTTAGTCTTGTTGTTTTTTAGAAAATTAACAGCCTCATTTATATACTCTTTCGAGTCTTCCGCATTATCAAAGTGTTTATTTTCTATTTCATTGTATAGAGTAAAAAACTCTCTTAATACTCTAGAGTACTTCATAGCTCCCATTACCACCGATAAATTTCTTTTAAACTCATCACCGTTAGTAAACGAATTTTCTAAAATACTATCTATATTGTTTTTATAATAACCAAAATTTTTCATAAGTGTCTTTTATAATAAATATACTTAATCTTCCAATAATGAATCTACTTCTTTATTTATAATATCAATGTTAGTTTTTGCTCTATTAACTACTTTTTGTAACCCATCTAAAGATAGTCCTTTTCCTTCCATTAATAGTGGTAACCCTCTTTCTTTTTTAAACCCCTCTGCTGCTGGTACTGGTTCCGTAATTTCATCTCCACCACCAGGTGCTTCAGTTTCTGGACCACCCATATCAAAGTCTGCTACATCTTCACTACCAGAATCTAATCCTGGTTCTTCATCAGCACTTTCTCCACCCCCATCTTCTGTTGGTGGTTCTCCGTATAGTTTATCTACTGTGTTGAATAGTCCTGTTTTCTTAATTACCTCAGAGGTTGTTTCTAGTTCACCAGCCAAAGCCTTTTCAAATCGTTGTTGTTGTAGGTCTAGTTTTATTTCCTCGTCACTCATCCCTAATATAAATTTCTTTGCCCAAGTTGCTGAAACCGGTGCAATACCACTACCAGGGTCACCAACAGCATCTTTATATAATGTGATTTTAGTTTGCCATTGTTCTAATTTTAATAATTCAGCTTGTGTCGATGGGTTTGTTAACCCTAGAGAAAAGTTCTCCAATTCATCCTCGAAACCTAACACATATAAATGGATAATAGCTATTTTATTTAACTCTTGTATAATAGCTTTTTGTATCCTATTTATTGTTCTAGCAAATCTAATATCTAATAGTGCTAAATTTTTACCCTCACCAACCACTTCCTCAAAACCTAAAAAAGCTTTAGGTATTCTTAGTGAAGCTAGTAATTTTTTTTGTATATACTCTATATCTGCTATTTCACTTAAGTTAGTGGCTCCAGGTAAAGTATCTATTGGACTTGGTGCTGCATGGTCTCTAACTGGTATAAAATAATCTTGGTCTACCGCCATTTGATTCATTCTTAAGTCCACATTTCCGTTTGTCGGGTCCACAACTGGGTCCCTTTTAAATTTATTTGCTACTTTTTGTATGTACGCTTCCACGTCCTTATCATCCATATTACCAACAAATACTTTAAATACCCTTCTTTCTGGTGCTCTAGAAGTTCTATATACTAACATCGCGTCTTCCGCTAATAATAATTGTTTCCATATCCGTCTACACTTTTCCAACATAGAAGTACCATAAGGTAATCTTCTATCATCACCTAATAATCTAAAGTGAGCAACTTCCCAAGAACTAAATTTTACATCTTTTTCTTTCCAATTAAACTCCACTTTGTGAGCATTAGGGTCATCATTACTTATAGAATTTAATGCACTATGTCCCTCATTTCTCTCTATTTCAATATTAGGTAGTTGGTTGACACCTATTATCCCTTTTTCTGGGTCTATTTTAAGGTAAACAAAGTTATCCCCGTATTTACATGTATTACGAATCCACATAGGTAGATTAGTGTTGACATCTAATACATTGTTAAATAGGTCACCTAGTATAGATTTAATCCTAGTAGACTCTGAAAATATAGCCAACATATACCCTTTTTCAGACGGTGTTGTAGCTTCTTCAGAGTATATGTCCAATGCCGCAGAAATTTCTGGTGTAAACTCCATAGACTCATAATCATAATATGAAGCTAACCTTGTAGGTTCATAATAAACTGATTTAGTGTAAAGTTCATTATCTATCTTTTGCCATTGATTTGATAGGTATAGTGATTGTTGCATTTGCAACTTTTCTTTTTCGTACTCATCTTTAGAGTCTGTTTTAAGAATGTCTTTTGGGCCTAGTTTAAATTTTTGGTATGAGGGTTCCTGTTGTGTAGGTCCTCCCGGTCCAAATAATTTACTTAGCCTTTGATATATTGTGAAGTTATTTGCCATGTTGTTTAATAATATTAATTATTTTATAAATAGTAAATCATTTGTTATCGGACTTTACCGAATAGCCAACCATAGTCTTTATAGTTTTGCCTACTGTCATTACCGTGATTACCTGGAATACCCAAAATTCCAATGTTTTGTTGTGGTCTTCTATGTTCTGGTTCTTGTGAAGGTCCATTATCACTACCTGAAGTAGTCCAACCATCTAGCATAGCTCTAGTTAAGTCATCAGCTTTTTTTAATTGTGAGAATGAATTTTCACCAACATATAAAGCCATTGCGATTGCCATAATTAAATCATCATGTTTACCCTTCATATGATTAGGTTTCCCATTTATATAAACAAATGTGTACATTTCATTTAATAATCTTTTAGACCTAATAACGAATTTATGTCTTAAAGACTCCTCAAAAGCTGAAACTATCTGACTTCTTTTATTGTTAAATGCTAGTCCCGGTGTTTTAGTACCTTCATTTGGGTTATATTTCCATTTGTCGGCAGTGTTCATACCCTCCACGTATAAATCTTTGTACCCTAGTTCTTGTAATTTTCTGGATGTTGCGACACCCATTCCTCCAGTAATATCAGTAACAACATAGGCTTTATACATTGTACCCCATTTGTATATTATGTCTGCAGCTAAATCTGGTGGTATTTTACCTAAATACTCTAATACTTGACATCTCTCGTCAAAATCTATTATAACAATAGAAGTAAAATCTTCAGAATCACCCCTACTTACGTCACAACCTAAAATATATCTATGTCCTTCTTTAGGTTTTTCCCAAACCCATAGTTGGTTACCGACAAACATATCTTCTGGTTCTCTAATGTCTTCATTTTTTATTTTATCTATAGTTTCTACTGGTATAACGTTATCCCCAGAACCTAAAAACGCACTTTCTAACTCTTGGGATACCTTACGTCTGTCATATTTAAGTTTTTTAACCATCTCCTCAAACCAGGAAGAGCATGGTTTATAACCATTTCTAGTCAAATCTGTAAATTTTGACATGTCTTTTTCATGGATAAATTCAGTTTCGTCAAAGTCTTCGATGTTTAATAAGAAGTGTACAATGTCTTTTGTTTTTACCCAATATAAGTCTTTTGTAAATCTGGGGTCATTTTCCCAATGAAGTTCTGATATATGAAATCCATTCAACCCCTTTATAGACTGCTCGTAAATTTCATAATAAATTTTGTCGTACCCATTAGGTGTTGATATCACAATTACTTTACCCCCGGTAGATAAGGAGGCCATACAAGCAGCCCAAAAATCATCTCCAGCTTCTATGTATGCTGCTTCATCAAAAATAAGTGTTGTAGGTGTAAAACCCCTAAGTGCATCCACAGAAGTAGCTACCGCCTTTACCTCACTACCATTATTTAATTTAAAATGTTTTTGTGAATCTTTTTCTTTAGAGAACCCTACATTAATCCAAGCAGGCCACTGGTTTATAAACCCCCTTACTTTATTTGCAAACTCAGAAGCTGTATCTAATTTATTTGCAATAATTAGAATTTTTTCTGGTTTTCTTTTGGAGGCGAATTGTAGTTTTTTTGATACCCAGGCAGCTGTTGCGGTGGACACACCTGCTTGTCTATATTTTTTAGTTATATTGTCGTTATACTTATCAAAGTTACTTAACATCATTTCCTGTTCAGGAAACAAATCAAAAGGCACGTATTTAGATTGTGTGTTGTCGTATGTCTCTAGATAAGTTTTAATCGCATAATTAGTATCTTGTAGACATCGAGCATATTCTTGTATTAACTCTTGTTTATCCATATACTATAAATATCGGAAAAATATTAACTCTTTACAAGTTATATAGAAAGTCTTTTTCTGCTTTTGTTAAAGAATCCATACCACTTTTATTAATCTTATCTAAAATGGTATCCATATCTAGTTCTTGGGTTGGTCTGATTGTAATATCGTCTAAGGAATCTGTAGTCCCCTCAAACCCAGGAATATCTGGTGACGACTTTGTTTCACCACTAGCGTCTTCCCAATCTTCGTCTTTTAGTTGTTGTACTATACCGTCAATCATATTCTTGACTTGGTCCTTCCCTGTTTGACTACCGGATAATATTTCTTTAGCTAATTTTAAAAATTCTTCAGCTTCTAAACTTACAAATTTAAAATAAAAGTAATTTTTAATTCTTTTTTGTTCGTCCACATCAAAAAAACTATCTGGGTATACTTCTAAAAATTTTTCCCAGATTACGGGGCCTAACCTTAAATCCCAAATTTCTGCGGGTAAGGTATCTTCCATACCAATTACTTCCTGTGCCATATCTGGGTCAGAAGGTAATCCGTGAGCTGAAACATATTCCATAACACCTTTATATAATTCATGTACTAAAATAGGAAACATTAACCCTTTTGCTTTAATAGTTGGTGGGTTAGTTTCTAAATCTAGTTCTTCTTTTCCAGCCATTGCTTGTTCTGCCCCACCTCCACCAATCATACCTTCCATATCTGGCATTACCCAATACATTAAATCGTTTACGGACATTACTATGGAATATAAACCAACTAGGTCTGGGTTTATATCATTTAATTTTTCATTTACTAAGTAGTACATGTAGTGAGCTTTTTTTGCTGACCCCTGTATTAAAGAATTAATAAATCTTCTTTTTTGTTTTTCTAAATCTAATTTTTGTAGTCTTTTAGCTGCCTTATCCTCCATTTCAAAGTTAGGAAACTCCAGTTCCTTCTTCTTTTTCTTTTTTGGCTGTTTTTGCATACCAGACATATTTGGTTTTTCCAGTTTTGCGTCAAACTGTAAATCACCTTCAGGTATACCCATTTCACCAACAACCAACTCTACTGCAAGATTTTCTAAAACTTCTTTATTTTGTGATTCTATTTGTAGTATTCTTTGAGCTGCCTGCATTAACATTGGTTGTAAAGACATGAAAGTTTGTGGGTCTATATTTTCTACCCCTGTCGCATCTTTTACTTTTTGTACAACGTCTTGGAATCTTTGTGAAGCTATAAGTTCCTCAAAATTATCTGGAATACCATCTTTATCTACATCTGGAAAAGCCTGGTGTTTACCCAATGGGTGTTCTTGTGACTTTAGTTTTGATTCTATGTCGGGTGACATTCTTTCTATCCCATCACCATAGTCAATCGGTGGTGCCTCATTTAATTTTTTCTTAGCCATGTTGTGTTAGTGCTTTACCTAAGTTAGTAGACTTTAACCAATCCGGTAAATTAGAATTGTTTCCCCTGGCTTTCGGATTTGGTTTAGTTTTTGGTTTTTCAAATGGACCTCTTCTTTTTTTCTCTCCTGGTCTACTTGGTGCTATAGTAGGTGTTTTTAATGGTGTTGGTGCAGTAGTAGCTTCCGGAGCTCCCATATACTCACCATCATTATCTCTATCTGTTTCACTTAACTCCATACCACCCACAACATTACCATTTAATTTTATATCACCAGCTGGACAAATATTCAAATCAATAACTTGTTCATCTGATGGG